ATAAGAAAAAATTTATCGTTCGACCAGATGATATGGGAATTTGGAAATTCTGATAACCCAGATTGGGTACATGTCAGTTATGTGAATGAGGAAAACAACAGAAACAGATGCCTATTAGCTTATAAAGACGAAGATAATAGAACAAAATATAAAACAATATAACTATGCCAAGAATTCATACAGTCGCAGCAGATGGTACAATAACATCGCAGGACAAACTAATCGGATCAGATGGTGCACAAAACGCGGACTTTGTTACTAGAAACTACACTGTAGGTGGTATAACAGATTTCATTATCGGAGGTGCTCATCATGGAAAATTCATAACACTAACAACAACAGGAAATGCAACTATCGGCGGAAACGTTACTATCGCGGGTAATATAACAGTCGGTGATGCAGATACAGATACAATATCATTTGCAGCAGATGTAATTTCTAATATAATACCAGATGTAACAAACACATACGATATAGGTAGTTCAACAAAAGAATGGAAAGATATACATTTGTCTGGTTCTGCAAGAGCTGGTGGTATATGGTTAGATGGTACTTTAAATGAAATTTCAGGTGTTACAAATATGTACGCTCAAAAATATTTTGATAGTCAAGATAGTACTTATTTCTTAGATCCTTCTGGTAGTATATCAGCAAAATTCAAAGGTAATATACAATTAGGCGTTGGAACTGGTAGTGGAGAAAATAGTTCAGAGATAACTGCATATGGTGATTTAAAATTAAAAGCCGACAGTGACAATGATGGTAACTACACACGTGGAGAAGAAATATTTAGAGCTCGTGGTGGTAATGATGGAGGTACTAATATTGATATTAATAAAAGTCAATATGACCTTAATGCCGCCGCTATACCTAGCAATGCATTTGAAACCATTCAAGTTGGAGATGTTATTCATGGTCTTGGGGGTGGAACCAATCATACAACCATAACTAGTGCTACTATAAGTTCTATTACTGGTTGGACAAACTCTTCGGATGAACTAATTCAAGCTGCTGTTGCAAATCCTCCAGAAGCAGCCACTAAGTTAACGTTAGTAATGAATACTTCAATATCATATTCTAATAACGCATATCTTACAATTTTACCTTCAGGCTCTACATTTAATGAAGGTAATTCTCGTAATATAAAATTCTATTCAGGTGCTACAGAGGTTGCAAAAATTGATAAAGACGGTAAGTTAACTATTAGTGGAATAGATGTAGGCTCAGGTGCTATAACAACTACTGGCGCTTTTAATGCTGGTAGCATAACTACTTCTGGTAACATAGTTGCAACTGGAACTATAGTGGCTAATAACACAGATACTATAAACGGTATTAATATAAATAATAGTAATCAAGAAATGTCTGGTATTGGAGAAATTTATGCTAATAAATATTTCGATGGCCAAGACGCTAATTACTATCTAGATCCTGGACACGCAGGTGTATCAATAAAAGTTGCTGGTAAAATAGAGGCTAATAATACTGATACTATAAATGGAATTAACATAAACAGTTCTAACCAAGAAATATCAGGTATTAGTGAAATATATGCTCATAAATTTATTGATTCACAAACTGGTACTCATTATTTAGATCCAGGTAATAGTACATTATCATTAGTTACTGCAGGTAAAGCAACAATTGGTGCATTTACAATACCTAAAACAATTGGTAGTGCAGGCCAAGTATTAAAAGTACCCTCTTCTGGTTCTGAATTAGAATGGTCAAATGATTTACAGTCTACAGCTAGTGCTTCAGTAGGTGGAGGTTCAAATACTGTTCCATCTTCTGCTGATGATTTTGTTGTTAATATAAATTCAGTTAATGGTGGTATGACTGTCGTAACTCAAGACGGTACCAATGCTGGTAACGGACCTGAATTTAGATTAGCAACTCATACACAACAAAATGCTTATATATTAGATTATGATGAAGCTACGGAAAATGTAAGGATGCAAAGACATGGAGCTTACTTCTTAAAAGCAGGAGCAACTGAAGTTAATATTTTTGGTAAGTTACGTGTAGGGAATGGAGACGAAACCGCAGAGAGTTCATCTGACGCGTTGATAGTTAATGAAGGAGCTTCTAATACCGGTATGAGTATACTAAATGGAGGTGATGCCTCAACGGGTTATTCAAGATTAACTCTTGGTAGAGATGGAGATACAGATGCTTATCATATTAACTACGGAAATTCTGCAGATTCATTTGAAATTAGAAAGGACGGTAATTTAGTTGTTAAAATTGCTCCTAATGGGCCAAGTAATGCTGTAATGGTTGATATTGGATACTTATTAAAATTAGGTAGTGTTTCAACATTTGCAGATGATACTGCTGCAGGAACAGGGGGATTAACTAGCGGAATGGTATATAAGAAAAGTGACGGAACTTTAATGATTAAATCTTAATATGAAACTATGGAAAATTGCCCTTTTTGTACTCATTGTGGTTGTCACTAGTTGTGCAACCTACAATACAAAACCTAAAATACAAATTACGCACGTTTTAGCTGTCACAGAACAAGGTGATACGCTAAGATTACCTATTAATATGATTAAACCAAACGTTTATTATAACGTCATATCGTATCCTAATAGATACTACGGTGGTTGGTATAATAATTATTATCAACCAGATTATAGAAATTATAAACCTATATATGCTCCTAGCAAAGGATCAAGTGGGTCATCAAATAACAATAACAACAATAACAAAATTGTTCCAAGAGATAATCCAGACAAAAGACCATCTGGAGAAGTATTATTAAAAGGTAAAAAATAAATTATGAAAAAAGTAACTAAAGGACAATTTTTATTACAGTTAGCGGTAATAAGCCTAGCGGCAGTAATTATATTTTTAATATTTTAAAATAATTAAATTATGGCAAAAAAAAGAAAAAAAGCACCCAGTTGTTGGAAAGGCTATAAAGCTGTAGGTAAAAAGAAATCACCTAGCGGTAAGAAAACTAAAGGTGGTAAGTTTAAAATGGTAAACAACTGTGTTAAGAAATAATGGCTATACGTAAAACTACTAAAGGAAAAGGTCGTAACTTTCGTACAACAAAAGAAGGTGCAGGTATGACTAAAAAAGGTGTAAGAGCTTATAGGAAGAAAAACCCTGGAAGTAAATTAAAAACTGCAGTTACTGGTAAAGTTAAACCGGGAAGTAAAGCTGCTAAAAGAAGAAAATCATTCTGCGCTAGATCAAAAGGCTGGACCGGTGAAAGAGGCAAAGCCGCTAGACGTAGATGGAGATGTTAACATTATGAAAAAAATTATAGTATTAATGGTATTAATATTCAGTTTGAATATAAATGCACAACAAAGACAAAGACAACCTAAAGATAAATGTATAAGTACATCAATAATTGAGAATAGAGAAAATGTATTTGTTACTAAAAAGAACAAATGTACTAATACTAAAACTACAAAAGTCTACACTATAGAAGAGTGGAAAAAGTTGTTAGAAAAAAGAAGGAAAGAAGCACTTAAAAGAAGAAAGAAATAAGTGAAGTTTTTTGATTTAAATAATAATGGAAAGTATGATTGGTGGGAATATATCCTACCAATTTTATTATTACTATGTATTGAAGTTATTGCTGAGCTTTTGGCAAAATTTTTGATATCTTAGAATATCTAGGAGCTGTTTTCATAATCTTTAATCCATTCATCCAGCCAGTGTAAGGTACTTCGCCTGCTTTCAAATCACTGAGCATATGCCAATTTATAATACCTCTTCTTTTAAGAGAGCTCATATATTGTTGTTCCATATCTTTATCGTGTGCTGGTCTATCTAACACATATACTGGTAGATGCCAACTATGAGGATTACAATTACTTACTTTGCCACGTTTATCACGTGGTCTTTTATTTATAGTTTTAGCAAAGAAATCAAAACCTATAAGATCAATACTTTTGTATGTCTTTATTTTATCAATAAACCATACAATACTTATAAATCCTGCACTAGGTCTGTAATCATTCACGCCTAATAAATCTTTATCAAACTCTTTCATTATACTTACCAACTCATCATCAGAATACATCTCTGTATATTTGGGAAAATCTTTTGGTAATCTCTCCTCCAATATCCAATCCTTCAACATTAAATTACCTCTACATCTATTAATTAGAATTTCAGTATTTTTAAATTTACCTGATTCAAATTCTTCTTTAACGCTATTATATGATGGGGCTCTAAATTGACCAGTTATCCATATGTCACATTTAGTCCCTAAAGACTGTTCTTGTAACTCATTAGCCTCAATAGCTCTTCCAAATCTGACTACAATATCATAACTGTCAATAAACTCTGCGAGTTTATGATTCATAATCTCTACAGAGTTACCGACAAATATAATACGTTTATCTTTTACAAACTGTTGTATACTCTCCACCATTCTTCAGAAGCTTCTGCATCTCTATGGTCATCAAACCAAGGTCCGCCGTTTGTATAATGTAATGCTTTAGCACCTTTTAAATCATAATGTCCAACTAAACAATTATATTTTTTAGGTATTGAACCTATATTATCTTCATGTATAAAATGAAATTCGTGTAGTTGGGCTGGTGTTGCTTTATCTAAATATTCTTTTGATAATTTCTTTTCAAATTCATTACATCTAAATAACATTAAACTAGACCAGTTCTTTTTTGGGTATGATTTATTTTTTACACCGTCCATTTTATTTGCTTCAGCTTCATAGTCATCATGCTTAACAACTGCCATAGGCTGCATTTGATTTACATACCTTCTTATTACTCTTGGATCGCCTTTCCATAAAAAATCATTATCACAAAACATTGCTATCCCTCTGTAATTACATAAAAGAGGCACATAAAATCTTGTGAAAGAAAATTCAGTTGATTCCCCTTCTACATCTTCCCTGCCATACAAGCCTGATTCTTTTAATTTATCTTTGTTTAGCCAAGTTATATCTGCGTCTGGCCAGTAATTTCTAATAGATTTTTCGCAAACTTTTGTTGCGTCTTTAAATCTTGAGTCGTGTCCTATAAATATTCTCATGTTATATTTTTTTACCTGATGTTCTTCTGTTAATATCGTCGTGATTAAATTCAGCCCAATATAACTCAAAAGCTACACCGTCTTTTAATCCTTCAAATTGATGGAACTTACCGGGTTTTACCATAGTAAAATCACCAGCTTTTAATATTGTTTCGTCTACAAGACCTTGATCATCTTGCCATACTCTTATAAGCATTTCACCGGATTCAACGAAAAATCCGTTCCATTTATATTTATGTTCATGTTCTGAACATTTAAATCCTTTATTGTATTCTATTCTGTGGAATTCTAATACACCATTTTTGTGTATCATTTCTGTTGCACCCCAAACTTTTCCTGCTTTCATAATTTATTAAAATAAGGTTTAGACCAATTGGCTTTATTCATGAGTCTAGCTCGACTCTTTGGTTTTTGTTTTTGTTCTGGTTCCCAATTAATCCAAACGGGTCTTTTGTTTTGTTTATTTGTAGTTACTTTAAATTTTTCAATTGATTGGTTTTCTTTATTCTTAAAGTGTATACTAATTAATATTCTAGGCCCAATAGTATCAACTTTATGATATTGGTATTGTGGTATGTATAGCAAATCACCTGGTTCTAAAATAAACTCTTCTGCTATTTCAGTTGGTTTATTAGGTGCAAACTCTTTATACACTGTCCATTTAGTTTTACCTTGTGTATGGAATAAAAAGTTTTCAGTTCCATCTGCATGAGCTGGAAATGATTTTGAATTAGCTTTAGGTGAGGCGTATACGTTAGCTTGCCCAGGACCAAAATACTTTTCAAACTCAAAGCATATATTAACTAATCCTTCTTTTTCATATTCAACAAATGGAATAACAAAAGTTCTATTTTTGTTAACCCATTGTTTATACATGTCTTCTTTAGATAAAAACACCTCTTTTAATTTCTTATTTCGTACTTTATCTAAACACCACCGACCATCGCCTTTTTTACGATAATCAATAATTTGTAAACCTTTTACGTGTGGATATCTATTTAAATAATTATTAAAATCATCCCACGTGAATAAATCTTTAAATTTATTTCTTCTAATAACTAAGTGTCTTTTACCCCAATAATTTTTAAAGAAGTTTGCAACACCTACCGGTTCTAATATTTGTTCTATTGTTATTTTATCCATCGCAAGCTAAACAGTTTTCATCCATAGCTTGTTCAGCAATATCGCCTCTAAGCACAGATTCGGTTCTCATATAATATAATGTTTTAATCCCTTTTTTCCATGCAGCCATATGAACTTTATTAATCCACTTAGGAGATGCAACAGCCGGGAAGGCTAAGTTTAAACTAACTGATTGATCAATATATTGTTGACGTATACCAGCTTGGTTAACTAATTCTAATTGATTTATTTCTTTAAATGTTTTAAAGACTTCTTTTAAAGGTATATCATTATACTTACCTATCATAATGTTATCAAGTGCTTTTATACCTTGTACTGAACCACCATCTTTTAAGATTCTGTTCCAGATTTTTTCGTTGTCAAGTTTATGTTTCTTTAGAGCTTTTTTAAGCGTAGGGTTTTTCCGTATGAACGTGCCTTTTGCGCTTTGCTCAGTAAATACGTTTGCAGCCCAAGGTTCGATACCTGGGGAAACATTTCCACTAAGTTTGCTATTGCTGACAGTAGGAGCAATAGCGCGTAAATGAGTGTTACGCATAGCAGAGCCGCGACACCAAAGGGGTTCCCCGAACTCCTCAGCCAATGCCATAGACGCTCTTTCCGATTCAATTTTAATTTGACTAAATATTCTTCTTGTTTCATATTGTGATAATAATCCTTCAAAAGGTAAACCTTTTTCTTGTAAGTATGTATGCCAACCTAAAACTCCTAATCCTAATGCTCTTCCTTTTTCGGCTGATCTTACTGAATTATGAAATCCAACTTTACCTTTTGATTTTTGTATAAATTCTTCTAAGACACCATCTAAAAACCATATACTATCGTATATTAGATTTGTGTTCTTCCATTCATCGTACTTAGCTATATTTAACGATGATAAACAACAAACGAATGAATGTGATTCATCAGTATGTAATGTAATTTCACTACATATGTTTGTCATGTGTACTTTTAAGCCGTGCTTTCTGTAAGCTGCTGGGTTACCCTTGTTTGTATTTCCCTTAAATAAAATATAAGGTTCTCCAGTTGCTTTACGTTTTTGAAGTAGCTTACCCCATA